TGGCTGTATGTTGGCGGAGTAAACATTCCGTTTTTACCCTGCATCTTAAGACCCATCATCATTGAGTTCCATTTTCTACTCACTTTTAATTGAGTAGCTTTCATAGAAATCAAAGCTGTAGTTGGGCTTTTGCTTAGAACAACTACAAAGTGACTAGCTGTATTTTCAAGATAGTTACCGTTAGCTAATCTATCTTTATTAAACTTGTCTCTTGTAGTTTTTGGCAAGTCGTCACCAGCTTCATATATTTTCACTGGGGCTCCTTGACTCTCACCTCTATCTTGCCATTCGATGTATTGTCTTTTGTAATGCACCGGTATGACATCTATCCCCTTTTCTCCATTATAAACCTCGTTTGTTACGGTATTTATAATCATGCCAGGTTCTGCCCCCTCGACATATTTTGCATCCCTCTTGTTGCATTCAGGAGATAGTTGGCCAAGTACTTTTAAGAACGGCAACGCAAGATCTTCTTGCGTCATGTTCAAACCTTGACCTGCATCAGCTTCAAAATTAACTGTAGCCAATGCTCCGTTTTGTTTTTTTGTTACATTATTCATGTTTATTGTTTCCTTTTTATTGTTGTTTTATTTCCAACAAATATGTTGAAAAGTTCCGTTGGCATTTCTTTACCTGCCTCGATACGCTCACGGACTAACGCTTTTAGAGTCATGGGCTCAACCTTCAGTTTTTGCTGAGGTTCAAAACCCTGACCCTTTGCAAGGTTGGCATAATCAGCCGCCTTGTTATCCTCGTTACGACCGAACGATACGGATATCTCATTTTTGATTATATCGCCCAGGCCATTCTCACGAAGCCAGTTAAACGCCGCTTCTTTATTTGCTTGTGTAATAGTGGCGCTGTAATTTGTTTTAACTTCAACGGATGATCCGTCTTGAAGTTTTAGAGAAGATAAGCCCATCTCTGATAGCATTGTAGGTATTATTTCACCTGACAAATACTCTAGATGTTTTTTCTTTTCTTTGATTTGTTTCTCGTCTAGCTCGATGGCTTTCTCTACTGCCTGCAGTTCTTTTATCTTATCTGCAAGTTTATTAATATTGGTTGTTCTATCCAATACCTGTTCTTGATCTTTTTCAAA